CGCCGCATATTGCTCATTAGTCAGACCAAGCCGCTTGGCGAGAGAGGCTTGCGTTGAGGTCAGTCGCACTGTGCGTGGTTTCTTTGTCGTTTTAGACGGTGCGGCAACCACGGAGCCGTGTTGACGATGGGGTGCTTCTTCCTCAATTAGCCCACCATCAAACCTATCTGGAAAGACTCGTCGTATAGACTTATCTATCTCATCATAGTATTGATCGCTTCTTGGATCAATACCTTGTTTTACAAGCTTCTCATGAAGCCCATACGCGTACCCCGTCATTTCGGGGTCTTTTTCAAACCAATCGTTCCTTTTTCCCCACTCTAAGGCTTTTTGATCCACTTTTGGTGGTTGGGCCGCAGGCTGTTGATAGGTGGGTTGTGGAGCTTGTTGTTGTACTCTTTGTTGTGGTTTGTAGTTATCTACGCGATATTTTTCGTTTTGGATAGTTGTAAGCTGTTCTTGGGCTGCAAGAAGTGCATCAGGATCTCCAGACTCATAAGCTGCTTTGTAAGCGGCTTTGGCCTTGTCCAACTGTGCATCAATACGGCCTTTTGCTTGCTCTATGAGGGTGCCTTCTCCTTCATCAAGCGTTTTCTTCAGCCTATCATTTTCGGCTTTTATCTGCTGCGCATAACGTAAAGCCTCTTCTTGCATACGTGCGGCTTCTTCTTTTGCGCGGCGCTCTTCGTGAAACTCAAACTTTAGCTGTTTGATACGTTTCTGTACGCCTTCAGAATACTTCTCTACTTCGTCATCTGACGGTATCTTTGGTTCCGTATTCTCGGCGCGACGAGGTTTGCCTTGATCCTCTTCAGGCGTGTCATCAACAACTTCAATCTCAAAGCTGCCATCATCTTCTTCTACCTGCACATTACCCTGTGCGCTTGCAATTGCTTCCGCAACGGTTTCTTCTTCAAATTCTTCAGCCAGATTACTCATATCCGTGTGTACCCCCGTGGATCATCAACTACAGCTTCGACTGTATCATCATTGATCAAGCGAAACTCTTTTCCATGGATCTTGAACCGTGTGCCTGAGTAAGAACGGAAGATAACAAAATCTCCTTTCTTGCAGTACGGTCCATCTGGAAATTTATTATGATCTTTGTAAGCATCTCCCCCCATATCAATAACAAAACCTATTATTGACGCAGTTTCTTCGGCGGATCTAAGACCATCAGGCATAAATACTCCGCCTTCTGTCTTTTCGCTTACCTCTGGAAGTCCTATGAGGATCTTGTAGCCTTTAGGCTGTGGTAGCTGTGTTGCTACTTTTTCTTCAGTTGTTTTCTTACCTGTATACATTTACCTACCTTGCAGTGATTAAAGGTTCACAGAAACCTTGCGTGGATTCATCCACGAAGCCCCACTTACGAATAGATCAAAAAGATCTACTCTTCAATAAATCTTTTTTCTAGGTCTTCTAGCTCCCTCTCTATAAGTTTTAAACCTTCGTAACGACCAACAACTCTGTTGTATTGCGCTATATCTTCGGCACCCCCGCCAGCCAAAAATAATTCTACTTCCTCTTTATACTGCGAGATAACCCGCTGCATGAGTGCAATTACACTACTGTCTTCCACCTCTTGTTAGCTCCCGTGCTACTTCTATACCCAGTTTTGCGCCTTCGCGCTGATCTGCGCGCTGGTTTTTATCGAGTTCTGTCGCAAGTTCTACCCCTAGTTTTGCGCCTTCACGTTGATTTTGGGCTTCAATCTTCTTAGCTTCAAGCTGCAACTTAGCTGCATCCATCTGCATTTTATGTTTCAACTCTGCCTGTTTAAGCTGCATTTCTGCTTGCTGCATCTGCACAACGGGATCCTGCTGTTGCTGCTGAATCTGCTGTTGTTGCGCCTCTGCTTGATCTTTCTTTAGCAACTTAGCAGCCGCTTCCTGCGTCAGACGAGAGATCTGTACCTCTAAGTCTTCTGGCAATGGTTGATCCTGTGGTGGCATTTCTACACCAAGCTGCTTTTCTATTTCCTTACGATACTGAGCGGCAACATGTTCAGTAATATGAGCAGCCATGTTTTGCTGTATAACTTGAGCAAACGGAGACTGGCCTATCATCTGCATAATCTTTGGATCTTGCGCTGCAGCCATGTGAACCGCGATATGAGCCTCATGATCCTGATAAGTAAATACTTTTACAGGTTCCTGTTTCATGATCATCATGTTTTCTGTCACAGGATCTGCTGGTTTAATTTCGTCTGGTAATTTAATGATATCACTTGCATCTTGGATACCAAGAACTTCCAGCATCTGTCGGTGGAGCATACCCATATCATATAGCTGCGGTGCTTGCTGGGCCAACTGTAATGCGGCCTGATACTGCATGATGCGCTGAGACATAGTTGCAGCATTTGGATCAGACACAGGGATTACGTCCACGCGCTTATCAAAATCTTCTATTCTGTTGAAGTTACCATCCATCTCGTAAGCGTATTCAACAGGCATGTAATCATGCACGATCTTCGCAAGTAGACGTAGTTCTTTCTTCATCGCGGCATGAAGGCGAGCCTGAACACCAGACATCACCTTCATGGACCGCTCCAGAAGCGCAAGAGTTGTGCCGACTGGTGCTTGAGCATTCATGTCACCAACCTGTATATCGGCTACAGACCCTATACGCCTTCCTTCCTCGACAATATTTCCAAGCAACGAGTAGAGTACGCTACTTGGCTCCTTGTAAGGGATAAACGTAATCGAATCACGGATGGCACCGCCCGGCACGTCCACATCCCTAAATTCACCCGGCATAAGAGGAGTGTCGTCCCCCTTAATACGCATACCCCTAGCTTTAAGCCCAGCAGGTAGGTTCGATAGAGTACCAGCGTCAATAAGCTGACGAAGGATAGATGTCGCAGACTTTGCCAAGCCTCCGATAAGGTGGATAAGCCCCGTGCCATAAAACCCCAAACCCGGAAGATACTTGTAGTGAACAAAGTGCTGACGCTTCCGTTTTTTAGGGTCATCTTCATACCAATTTTTCCTAATCGCTAGTATTTCTTGTGAAGACTTCTCTATAGTTATGACATACGGACGGGCTATACCATCAGGGTCATCGAACTCTTCGGGCATGTTAATATCAATGTGCATTTCAAGGATAGTGTAGCGATCATCATCCTCAACAATTGCACTTTCTCCGTCGAGTTCATCGTATTTTTCCTGTATATCAGAAAAATCTGGAGCGGGGTCTGGAAGATCTACGTCCTTATAAAACCCTGCAACCTGTAACTCTAAGATCTCATTTTTAGTTTTCTTCATAACATGCGTATATCTTGGACATGTCATAAGATCTGTAGTGCCGTAAGATGCTACAAAGTCCTCAGATGGGACAAATACGGCACATGGCCTATCCATTAAAGGATCATAATATACTTTTTTGAACGCAGAGCCAGCAAGGGGCAGCTTAAATAGCATCTGCTCAAGCTCATCTCTGTACTCTGTCATCTCCTCAGTCAGGAGATAATTCATCTCGTTTTGTACACGATTGGCTTGATCTGACTTTTCTGGGGTAATTTTCCCCATTATCTTGGTCCTGACAGGCCCACTAGCGGGGTACAGTTCTCCCATAGCCTGTGCTTGGAACCGCACAACTGCTTCGGTGAGGACCGGATGGAACACGCCAGAGGCACCCGCCCACGGCTGCTGACGATCTTCGATCTTCATACCCAGTAGATCCAAGCCTTTTACATAGGCTCTTGCCCAATCTGCCCGTGATTCTCTATCTGAATTAAAATCTTCAACCAGTTCAGAAGCCATAGCCTGCAAATCAGACTCGTCTAAGAACTCTGCTAAGTTAGAATCATGTTCTGGACCTATAAGACTCTGCGTAGTCTCGCCAGTAAAATCAATTATTACCCCGCCATCATCTGTTTCCATAGAAACAGCATCAGGATTTACTATCTCAACAGTAAGTTCTTCTTCAGAAGGATTGCTTTCTATATCCAGCTCTGCTGGAATCATAGGTTTTTCAATAGCCATAGGCACTCTCTCTGGTGTGACTTAGTTTACTTTACACAAAAACTACGTTGTGGTCTATACTAGAGTTGGCGAAGCACGGTTGTGGGGTATACCGCACCTCGCCGTGGGACATCCGGGAGAACTGTCCCAATTAAGTTGTAGACAATACATGGTACAAAAACAAGATGACGTGTGTCTTAGTTGCGGTACTGTGGGGGCAAAGTTTTTATTCCGGGTTGTACAAGGTCTGTGTGTACGACTGTGGTCAAAAAAGACCCAGCTACATGTGGTATGATGAAAGTTATGTAGTTCATCCTAACTACGCTTGTCCCGCGAGGTTCCACAAAACATGATAGAGATAGGTGTTGCAATCGCTGGCGCACAAGCGGCCTATAATTTTTTGAAAAAAGGCGTCCAAGTCGGGCGAGATCTTCAGGATATGGGCCAACAGTTGCAGCAATGGGCTAACTGTATGGCTGATATTGATCAGGCTGAAAAGATGGCAGAGAAACCGCCTTGGTATAAGGCTTTGGGTGGGGGTGTCCAAGCTCAAGCTATGGAAGTTTTTCTTGCAAGGAAGCAAGCACAGAGAATGCGCGATGAGTTGCGGGAGTTGATTAGCCATCCAGCTATATTAGGACCATCTCACTGGCAGGAGTTTTTGAGAATAGAGGCGGAGATCAGGAAGCAGAAGCGTGAACATGACTTCCGTAGGATGGAGATAAAGCAAACTATTATTGAGTGGGTGGCGGGGATACTTGTGTTTATCCTTGGAGTAGGTGGCCTTGTTGCTTTTGTGTGGTTAGCCAATGCTTGAACCCGTAGGAAATTTACCGTTTGCCGTAGGCGTTGAGAGAAGCCGTGAGAGCATCGAAAACCATCAGGCGCAGCAACAGGTTCAGAAACAACACAACCGCGCTCACAAGCTCGCTAAGGCTCTTGAAAGGCAACAATTAGACTTGATGTTAAGTTATGATAAGTTTGGTGCATCAAACACTGGCTTAAAACCGCAAGGCTCGATTGTGGATATCTCTGTTTAATAATACTCTACGGGCCTGCGATACACTGGGTCATCATCCCACTCATCCGTGGGTAGACGTATAAACCCACCCTGTCTGAACCGCATCAGGGCCATAACTGTGGAGTCAACAAGGTCATCGTTAGACATAAACGGAAATCCTGCGATTTCTTCTACTAACTCATCTGCCCATCGGGTGGATGGAACCCACGCCATGCCAGATGCAATAATATCAGCTACAGAATTAAGCCGCGCAAGCTTATCTCCTGTCCCCCTGTGGGGTGTATACTCCTGTACGGGTAGCCCCATACGCCGCATTTCTTGGTAAATCGCCACACCAGAGGACTTTTTCTCCACAATAAACGCATCTGGCTCCCAATTTCTGTATTCTCGCATGGCAAGTTCTTTTAATTCAGGAAATTCCAGCCGTTCTTTGATAGAATCCAGCAAAATAATGTGTCGTGCGTTCTCTTCTTCGTTAAAAAACACACCCCATGTGGTCAGCGCAGTGTAATCGGCCCTATTATGCTTTTCTGCGGCGGCGTCCAGCGACATAATCACGTACTCCACGGACGGTGGGTCGTCGTGAGGCCATATTCCCCACCATTCTCGCTTAATTATTGACGCTTCTTCAGCCGTAGGTTGTTGTTGATACTGTGCATTCCACTGGAACGCGGGCATTGACGCTTTTGTGCGCTCTAACGCCGCCAAATCAAAGAACTCAGGCCACAACGGTTTCTTTATCGGCTTACCTTTGCTGTCCTCAGAGTCCAAAAGTGCGGGAAACTCCACAATTTCGTACTGATCTGCGAGGTCATTCTTCACCATATCGTTAGTCACACGCCCCGTGAGGTCGTCCATGTGCCAACGTGTCTGGACTATGGCAACCCTACCGCCCGGCATAAGGCGAGTACGTGCGCCGAAGGTGAACCACTCGTATGCTTTGTCGAACACAGAGAAGTTTCCGTTAATAACATCTTGCTCAGAATGAGGATCATCAACAAGGAGCAAATCAGCGCCGCGTCCCGCAAGGGCAGACCCAATACCACACGCAAAATACTCACCTCCAAAGTTTGTGTTCCACCGCCCAGCCGACTTACTGTCCACTGCCAGAGAAACTTCTGGGAATATTTCCCTGTATTCTGTAGTAGCTAT